AATGGATAGCCGATGCACAAAGCGAAAACAAAAAGAATAGCCTATACCTTCATTTTTTAATGGATGATAACCCAATTATTACACCCGAACAAAAAGAAAAGGCAAAAAGCTTTTACAGCGGTGTGTTCTACGAGCGCTATATTTTAGGTAAATGGGTGCGTGCAGAAGGTCGAATTTACGATGATATTAGGCCGCTTATTGTTGATAAGCTAAAACCACAAAAGGAACGCCTTATTATTGGCATTGACTTTGGCGGCAACAAAAGTAAAACCACCTTTGTTGCCACTTTAATAATTAAAAATTTTGCCGGTATTTACGTTTTATCGGACCATAAGGTAAGCGGTAAAAAAGGGGAAATTGATATTGAAAGAATAGCAAGTGAGCTTTGTATTTTTATTGATAACATAAAAACGAAATTTGGCTTTTACCCCGATGAAATTCGAGCCGATAGCGCTGAGCAATATTTAATAAATTCGTTAAGAAAAAGCCTTTATAAAAAAGGATTTAATATTCCTCTTCGCGATAGCGACAAGGCGAAAATAATAGACAGAATTCGTTGTACAGATAGTCTTATTAAAGCCAAAAAGCTATTTATAAACAAAAACTGCAAGCACTTAATTTTAGGGCTTGAGAACGCAGTTTGGGACCAAAAGGCAGCAGAAAAAGGAATTGATATTAGGTTAGATGATTTTACAAGTGACATTGATATACTTGATGCCTTTGAATATTCTTTTTCGCCCTATTTAAGAAATTTAACACCACAAATATTTAAGCCAATAAAAGACCGCGCAGGAATGCTTAGAAGCGAAGACTTTTTAGGCTATTGGAACTAGAAAGGAATTTTATGGAATTTATTTTTTATATTTTAATTTTAATACCTTTATTTTTCATTGCTTTTTTTGCAGGCTTTATTAGCTTTAAGCCAAAAGAAAAAAGAAAAAAGCATTATGAATATTATTTTGAAGATGAAAAAGAAAACAACAATTACGCCGACTTTTTACACTATGACGGCAGTAACAAAAAAGGAGACTAACAATGGAAGAAAATATGAATTTCTCGAGTGAAGATATGGACACCACACCTGACACTTCACCAAATGATATAGACGACGCTTCTAAAGATTTAAGCACCACATTAAACACTTTAGAAGAACCGCTTGTAACCGTTAAATACAACCACAATTTAAAGAACTATTCTTTAAAAGAGGCGGCAGAAATTATTCAAAAAAATATGCACTTTGATTCATCAATTAAAAAGCTTGAATTTCTAGCTACCAGCCGCGGCAAAAAACTGCCAGAACTAGTTAACGATATTTTTGAAGATGCCGAAACAAAGGAAATTTTAAGGTTACAACAAGAGTTTGCAGACGACCACGACGGACTTGTAAATGCATTGGAGTCTCGCAAACAAAATTTTGAAAGGGCGTTTTTAGATATGCTTCAAAATTCGGAGAAGCAACCAGACCTAAACCAGCGGTTAGCGGATGAATTTTTTGAACTAGTGGAATACTTCCCCGAAATTGAAAGTATCGAAAAAATTCCCGATGACGTACTAAAACAGAGTGCGAAAGAAAACAAAAGTCTTGTTCTTTGCTTTGCTTTACATAAGGCAAAAGAACAAGAAAAGCTATTAAAACAAGCGGAGAAAAACACAAAAAATATTTTAAGCTCCGCGCCAACTTTAAGCTCTAATACTATTGCGGGTGAAGACCCAACAATATTAGCAATGCTTAAAGGAATTAGAAAATAAAAGGAGAATAAAAAAATGGCAATCAATTCATTAGACTTTCAATCAAAATTAACAGGTGAACTAGATAAAACTCTAGCCGCCGCATCGGTTACAGGCTTTATGGCCGATAACATTATGCGTCAAAAATTTGTAGGCGCAAAAAACGTACTTATCCCCGACCTTGAAATGCAAGGTCTTGCAGTTTACGACAGAGACCATGGCTTCAACCAAGGTTCTGTTACTGTTGACCAAAAAACCTACACACTTTCTCAAGACAGAGCAAGAACCTTCTCTATTGACCGCGAAGATATGGACGAAACAGGTGTTGCTAATCTAGCAGGTCAAATTATGGGCGAGTTTGTTAGAACAAAGGTTGTACCTGAAGTTGACGCTTACACACTTTCCAAGCTTTGCGAAATTGCATCTGAAAATAATAATTTTATTTCTTTAGAAGCCGACGAAACAATTGAAGAAAATTGTATGAAATTAATTAACAAAGCAATTAACAGCATTAACGAAATCACCGGCTACGAAGAAGAAGTAGTTGTATTTGTTAATCCAAAGGTTTATTCCGCTTTAATGAACACTCCCGAAATTTCACGTCAGCTTATGATTTCCGATTTTTCTAAAGGTGAAGTTTCAACAAAGGTACAAAAACTAAACAACGCTTCTATTATTCCCGTACCCACAGCCAGAATGAAAACTGTATTTGAATTCTTAAGCGATGGCGAAGGCGGTTTTGTTGCAGGCGAAGAAGCACAAGATATTGGCATTTTAGCATTACCTAAAAAGGCCGCTTCTTTAGTTAAAAAGACCGAAAAAATCCGCGTGTTTAACCCCGACCAAAACACCGCAATGGATGCATATAAATTTGACTATCGTTTATATTACGATACATTTGTTAAAAACAGCGCTAAAAATACTATTTTTGCTTACGTTTACTAAAAACTACACCCCCTGCTTTTGCAGGGGGCAATTTAAAAAAGGAGGAACAAAATGAACTCACCAAGCGAAATTTTTAAATCCTATGAAAAAATTAGAGAGTTTAAAGCAAGCCTTGGTACAAGAGGTATTTATGACCAAGCAGAAATGAACGAACGCTTTTTTATTGGCGACCAATGGAACGGTGTTACTACAGACAGTAACCGTCCGCTTGTTAGAAACAATATTATAAAGCGTATTGGCGAGATGAAGCTTTCTAATATCAATAATCCGGTTACAGTTAACTTTTCTGCCGATGGTGTACCTGAAACCATTGAAATGAAGGAAAGGGTTAGAAAGATTAAAAACTCAATGCCCGACACCATTAGCGGCATTGAGCAGACCGAAGAGATTAATCTTATTATGAGTGCTATGAGCAACTATTTTGAGGTTACAAGCGAAAGACTTAATTTTGACAAGGTGCGCGAACGCGCTTTAATTGACGCCTATATTTCAGGTACGGGCATTATTTATACCTATTGGGACAACAACGTTAATACAGGCCTATATTTAGATCAAAACCGCACAAAGCCAATACTTGGCGACATTGCAGTTGAAACCCTAGACGTTGAAAACGTGTATTTTGGTGATGGCAGCTTAGAAGATATTCAAGCACAGCCATTTATAATTATTGCTCAAAAATTAAGTCTAGAGAAAATTAAAAAAGAGGCTAAAGAAAACGGCATTAACATTGAACCAAAAGCCGATGAAAGTGATGAGCAAAAGGCAACCGTGCTTACTAAAATGTTTAAAGAAACAATAAACGGTATTACCACAGTTAAAGCAATTAGGGTTATTAAAGAAGGAATAATAAGACCGCTTTTTGATATGCAAATTTCCCTTTATCCGCTTGCAAAATACACCTTTTTAAGACGTAAAAACTGTCCTTACGGTGAAAGCGAAATTACCCATTTAATTCCCAACCAAATTGCAATTAACCGTATGATAACCGCTTCTTCTTGGGCAACAATGATTTCGGGTATGCCAATTATGGTTGTTAATAACGACGTTGTGCGCGAAAGAATTACCAATGACCCCGGACAAATTATTAGGGTTTCAGGAAACGTAGATGAAGTGGCTTCTGCTATTCGCTACGTTAGTCCACCTTCTTTTTCGGCTAACTTTGACAACGCTTCGCTTGCCCTTTCTTCTATGACCTTAAATATGGCAGGCGCTAACGATGCCGCGCTTGGCGATATTGTACCCGATAACCATTCGGCAATTGTTGCTGTGCGTGAAGCCGCCTTAATGCCAATGCAGCCGCTTAAAAATGCTTACTTTAGATTTTGTGAAGAGGTTGCAAGAATTTGGGCAGAATTTTGGATTCAAAAATACGGCAATCGTTCTCTTAAAATTAACGATGAAAACGGTACTTGGTATATGCCCTTTGATGCCGACAGATATAAAAACTTGCTTATAAACGCACGTGTTGACGTTGGTGCTTCAACAACTACAGGGGAAGCTCAAAGCATTACTACCCTTGACAATTTACTTGACCGACAAATTATTACAACACTGCAATACCTAAAGCGTTTACCTGCAGGCACTATTCCCGACGTTACAGGCTTAATTCGTGAGCTTGAAGCTAAAAGCATATCAATTTCTGATGAGCTTTCACAAGAAGAGCAGGTAGAAATTGATGAATTGGAGGATATTATATGAAGGCAATAGAAATTTATGAAAAAGCACTTAAGCTACTTGGCTATATTTTTGAAGATGGCAGTTATGACGATTCTTTAAATTTAAAGGCCTTAAGTATTATTAACGCAGTTTATGCCGACTTATATTTTTTAAATAAAAACGACGGTTTTATGCCTTTAAAAAGCCTAAACG